TCTTCTTTTTGAACTGTTAGTTCTTTGCCACCATAATTTTTAGTTGTTCCTGCTCGTGGTTGTGCTGGAACTGCAACGAAAGATACTTCGTAGGCTTCTTTTGCTCCATCAAGTGTAAAATAACAAATTTTCTTGCCATTTACAGTTTCATATTCTTTTCCCCAATAATGGGAACAATAGTTTTTCATATTGTCGACCCCACATATTGAACAATAAGCATGTTTTGCTTTACAACCAGTTGAAACTTCTTTTTTTATACCTGCTTTTATTTCTGATATTAAATCTGTATTTTTTTCAGTCTTTGCCATATAACATTTTGCAATTAATTTTGTGTATATTTCTCCTGCTCCAGTTAGTTTATTACTATCTTGAACTAATTCAGTATCATACACTCTTGCAATTTGATTGTCTGCTATTCTTTTATGGTCTTTAATCATTGTTTTACCAATGTATAATTTTTGTAAATCTTTTAGAGCATTTAAATTGAATGGTTCAAAATTTCTGTCATCTAATTCGTTATCTCCCATTACTAATTTAAAAGTAAAGACTTCATCTGATTTGAGAGATAAAAGTGCAAATTTATTTATCTTTTTCAAATCACTTTCTGTTATTTCTTGACTCTCTACACTTGCTGATTTACAAATAATTCCTTCTGCAACAATTTTGTTAGTATCTCTTTCATTGTCTTTTCCATCCATCGTTTTTCTTCCTCCTTTCCATCAGTTTTTATATATTGTGTTCCTGCAAGTTGTACAGGAATACTAGCACCATTTCCAAGAAGTTGATTTCCTCCTTCTTTTGCCTCTAAATCAAGTAATGCTCTTGCTTCATTTGGTGTATAGATAAAGTTTGATACTGCTTGACTTAATGTTTCTATTTGTGTCTTTAAATCTGCTCTTAATATTACTGCAACATTAAATTTGAAATAAAATCCCTGTGAAATTTCTTCAGTTGAAAGTAATTTATAGTTTAATTCTTCTTCATATTGCTTTATGATATATAATAAAGTATCTACATAAAAACTTAATTGTTGTGCTTCGGCACTTGCATAACTTGATTTTTCATAATCTCCAATTTGATTTGGTTTTATTCCAAAAGCTGCTGCAATTTGTAAAGCACTATATTTTTTAATATCAATAAATTGGTTATCTGCTAATTTAATATTTATAGGTGTTAAGGTTGTTCCGATTGGAAGTGGAATAATATTCTTTGTTTCTTCATCGTCTAAATCACTACCTGCGAACTTTTCAATTTTATCTTTAAATTTTTTCAAGTTAGCTTCTGATAAATCACTTGTGTACTGAACAACTGCTTTTGCAGTAAATCCACTTTTATACATACTATTAAGCATTTTTTGTGATTTTATATTTCCATCAATCGTAGTTCTTAATTGCTCTCTAACTGAAATTCCTTTTATTCCATCAAAAGTATTTGAAGTTTTAAAATGTAGTATTTCTTCAGAGCTAAATTGATATAATTTCCCTCCATGTGAATACATATAATAAATATCTGGAACATCACTTAATATTTTTTTGTCATCATACCAAATATCTACTTCTTCTGATGGCAAAATCCATAAAGACATTTTACTTCCTGCTCCTTTTATCAGTGCATAAGCATTTCCAAAATGATTTCTGTTTTGCTCAATTGTTGACCAAAAGGAAGTAGCAGTCATATAAGGATTTGGTCTATCGTGCAAAATAGAATAAATTGCATGTTCTCTTGCAGTTATTACTCCATTATTGCCCTGATGTTTTAGTAATTTAAGTGGTAACTTTCCTACTGATTCACTTAATACTTTTAGGCAAGCGAAATATGTTGCTTCTGATAATGCTTTTCCTTTTATTCCTTTAAGTCCTAAAAAATCTATTAATTGATTTAACTCATAATCTTTGTTTGATTTATTTGTTAATATATTAAATGCCATTTTTGCCCTTTGTTTAAACTTCACTTTTTCCTCCTTTCTAGTCATTCCAACCCATGTTTTCTAAATATTCTTCCATTTCTCTGTTATAATCTACATTTTCTTTTTCATTAAATTTCATCTGTGTTATATGTGCATTTATCATAGCATCAACAGGATCAATCCTTTTAGTTTTAGAATTTGGTTCTTTATCTACTTTTTTTTCATTAAAACTATTTCTAACTATCTTTGCGTTTGAAACACTATAACTAAGTAGCTCTTCTTTTTTGTTGTATTTCACTTTTCCTGATTCAATATTTAATTGCATATCTTCTGTTCCATCATGTAAAAATCTGGCAGATTGTGTTATCTCTAAAAGTGGTACTCCAAATATTTCTAAGTCACTCAAAAATCCGTCTGCATTATGTGGGTCATAACCTATTGCTTGTAATTGTAAGTTATATTCCTCTATAATATCTTTTAAATATTTAATAATAAACTTATAATCATTTTTGTAAGTATCTTGTCCGCCTGTTACTGTTATAAGTTCTTCTTCTTCCCAAACATCGTAAGGTGCTACATCAGTCGCTATATGTTCTTCTAATCTTCCACGTGGCATAAATGAATGTGAACATTCAAAAAAATCTCCATTATCCAATGGAATTTCTATATGTACTGTTGTTAAATCTCCACCATGAGATAAATCTAATCCTGCATAACAATCTTTTCCTACAAAATCTGATAATTCTAGCTGAGATTCGCATTTTTTCCACTTATCAGGGTCTATGAATTGGTCTTCTGTGTTTTTTACCCATAAATTAAGAGACTTTGTCATAAAGTCTCTTAATTCGCTTCCACCCATATCTTTAGCAGTTTGCATATCTGTAATTAATGTTTCTAGTCCTAGTTTTGTAGATGCTAAATATGGATTTGCTTTAATAAAATTTTTTGGATTGAATATATCGTCTTTTTCATCTAAAGCATATATATCTACAAAAAAATCTTCAGCAGTCGCAATTCCTTTTAGTATATTAATACAATATCGGTCCATTTCATAACAAGCACTGTTTAATTTATCTCCTCTTGTAGTAATAATACTAACTAAAGTTTCTAGTAATGCTTTTGTTCCATTATATAATGCTTTGTATATTTTTGCATTTGGGTGTTGATGATATTCATCTACAGACGTAAATATGCTTCTAAAACCATCATCTAATCCACTTTCTTTTGATAATGCTTCAATTGTGCATTGAGTATCATTTGCTAATATTAATGATTTATAATCTTTTATTTCAAACAACTCTTGTAAGTCTTCATCTGTCTTTATAAACTTTGCCATTTCCTCCCATGCAATTCTTGCTTGTCTTTTTTTTGTTGCAACTGTGAATAATTTACCATAATTATAACCACTAAATCCAGCTATATATGTCCCTCTTATACCATTTTTAAAGGACTTTCCATTTTGTCTTGCCATAGACTCATAAGAGCGTCGAAATCTTCTTTTTCCATTTAATTTTAGCCAACCAAATGGACATCCAATATCGAATATTTGCGAACCTAGTAATTTTACTGGTTTTGTTTCAAAACCTTCTCCAATTGTTAGCGTTTCTGAATATTCAAGTATTCTTTCTGATTTTTTTGGATCCCAAATATAAGGAAACTCCTTTGTTCCTTGTCTTTTTAAATCTTCTATATGTCTTTTGCAAGCTAATATATGTAACTGCCCCATTTTGTTTTCATTTATAGTCTTTTTTGCATACTCTGTAACTCTATCTATACTCATTAACCTATATCCTTAAATTTTGCAAACTTATTTTCTTTTGGTGGTTCTTTTGGTGGTGGCATAACTAATTTACATCTAGAAGATATTGAAAGTCCTAAATCATTTGCACAAGCTCTGCATTGCTTTAATGCTCTATCTTGATAAATTAAGTATGTATCAATTTCTTGCATTGTTTTTCTTTTAATGTCTGCTCTCTTTAGTTCTAATAATTTTTTGTTTAATTTTCTTAATTCGTTTGTATATTGAACATAATTAGTTTGGGCAATTAAATAACGAGCTAGACAATCTTCGTCTAACTCGGTCATTATTCCTACGTTTAATAATATT